GTGCAAGCTTTCATCATATGCAAAGGCCTGGTCGAGCACGGTGACGTAAATTTGTTTCAGGTAGCGTGCACCGGGGTCACCCGCTGCCTTCGCCTTTTGCCACTCTTTACGCATGTGATCCGCCTGTGCCATTGCAAGATCGTACTTAGCTTCGATTTCTTTGAACTTTTCAGATTTGGTCACTGACATGTTTTTTTCCTCTCTCTGTTTTGGGCAGGGTTGCCCGCCAAGCGCTACAGTGTGCAACGCTTAGCGTGAAACCCCGAAGGGAATTATTTAGTGCCGAAACCAGACTCCCGCAGATCACTTCCGCCTACGGTATGCCTACCAGTCACCCCGATTAATTTAGAACATAGCGGCCGGGCACCGCGCTTTGGTAAGTATGAATATACACACTTCGACAGGGTTTTCAATAGCTGACTTACAGAAAATGCATGCACTGAATGCGTAGCCCCATGAACGGACTGCATCCCTACGGGGTACTTACTATCATGTAGTGCATGCCTGTATTGCGTGGATGCATACACCGTGCACACACAGGTAGGGGTGGCATTATGAACGTGCAACGGTGTTAGGGGGATACGTGCATCAAAGTTCGATTTTCGCACACCGCCGGCGATTGCTCGATTTTATACGCCTTTGCCGATACTACTGACGAACAATCAGTACCAGAAATGTTTATTTTCAACAGCTTGCCTTGCCGCTACTGACTGGCGTCGCATAATGTGCCCGCTATCATGGCGCAGGGGTACCCGGCGAGGGCCACCCGGGGTAGGGTCGTATAGCGTATACACAGAAATACACAGAAGTGGTTTTTAGAATAGGCTAAACTTTTAGGTATTCTCATATATACAGAGCTTTATTTCTGCGCCAGTTATGTTAAACACCTATGAGATATGCATATTTGCAGGGGTTGACAGGTTTTTGCTTATATGTATAACTATGTATCACAATGGGGGTAAGGGGGCTATGTTAAACATTAATGTTTTACACCCTATGTAATGCGGCCTCTCAAAAGGCCGCTTTCACTTACTCTGTTAAACATACAGGATAGTGGACATAGGTAATGTTTAACTTGACATGTTTAACATAGTCCGGTAAACTACCATTTGTAATGTTGTTACAAAGCCTCCTTGTAAAGGTTTTACATACGTAATAATGTTACAGTATATACGTGTCACATTTCTCCATGTGGCCTCTTCTCTCTTTCTCTCCTCCGTGTTGAGAGTGTGACACGTATATCTTTCCCCCTTGTAAGGTATTGACAATGAGTCGCAAAAAAGTACAACTGTACGCTAGCGACGACGTGTTACGTAAGTTCTACTCCGCAGTCTCACATCAAGACATGCGTAGAGTAGAGAAGATTCACATTCCTAAGTCAGACGTTTTCTATATCCGTGCTTTGATAGAGCAAGACACAGGTGTTAGATATTCGTTAGACCACGTAGAACGTGCCATGTTTATGGAGGGAATGCTTAAACGTCGTGAAGTACTAGATCCTGACCGTAAGCGTGGCTACGGTGAGTAATGCTTGATGAGGTCACATGGCACGTAATTATCGCAAAGAGTACGACAACTACCACGCTAAGCCTGAGCAGAAGAAACGCCGGGCTGGGCGCAATAAGGCTCGTGCTATAGCGACACGCGCTGGTGCCGTACGTAAAGGTGATGGCAAAGATATTGACCACAAAGATGGCAACCCACGTAACAACAAACGGTCCAACCTGCGTGTCACCACTCAAAAAGCTAATCGTAGTTACCCACGAACACGTACTGCTAGGAAGAAGTAATGCCTGCTAAGAAAGATCCTCGGTTAGAGCGCGCTGGTGTATCAGGCTATAATAAGCCTAAGCGTACGCCTAACCACCCTACCAAGTCTCACGTGGTTGTGGCGAAAGAGGGCGACAAGATTAAGACAATCCGTTTTGGTGAGCAGGGTGCTAAGACCGCTGGTAAGCCTAAAGCGGGTGAGTCAGACCGTATGAAGAAGAAGCGTGCATCATTCAAAGCACGACACTCTAAGAATATCGCTAAGGGCAAGATGTCCGCTGCGTATTGGGCTAACAAAGAAAAGTGGTAAGACTACTTGCGTTGCCCATACTAGTAACGATAAGCGGGTGCTATACCACGACGGTGAAGTACCCGAATATCTGTGCAGGAGATGAAGCCTGCCTGAGAAACCTAAATGCACAAACCCTTGCACAACTGGGTCACGTTGAGGCTGCTACTGCTCTCATGTGTGAAGACACTAGTGTTGCTGACTTGCTTCGCATCCAGTGTATTGGCGCAGACAAACTCGATTAGCGGTGACTTCAGTAACTACACAGCAGATAGCACGGTAGATAGCAACAACACTACTGAGTCTATCACGAATAATTACAACGCTGCAGGCGCTAGTTCTGCTGCACCTGTAATGTCAGCCATTAGCCCTACCATGATGGGTGGTGGCGGCAACGACAGTTGTTTGATGCCTACGAGTACAGGTATTCAGTTAAGCATCGTAGGTTTCTCTGCCGGTACTATGGAGCAAGACCCGCAGTGTAATACGCGTAAAAACGCGAGGCTCCTGGGAACGCCACAGCAGATCGGCGGCTTAGGCTTACAGGTCAGCGCTATCAGTTTAATGTGTGGTGATGCAGGGGTGTTCAAGGCAATGATGCTAGCGAACACCCCTTGCCCCATTTTAGAGATCACAACAGGGCAGTTGCTTATGGGCAAAGCCGCCTTGAATAAATACAGAGAAAGCCCAGAAACATATATCGTAGGTTATGAACAAGAGAAGCTATTCTGGGATACACTGCTCAGGATAGGCGAGGAACTAGATGAACAAGTTGAAGACACTGCTCCTAAGCTCAGCCTTAGTGAGCGCTTCAGGACTAGCATACGCTGAGTATGAATTAACCGGCCCAGAGAAAATCCAAGCTCTGATTGATGCTCTAAATGATATTCAAGCGAGTTTGAACTATGGACAAGTGGCTGTTGTTGGTGCTGTCGGTTACGCCGGTATTGGCGGCGTTATACCTGATTCAGCTCTTAATGGTGCTGCCATCACCCCTGAACAGTTCGCTAATTACGTTGATACTCGCGATGCGGTACTCCAGCACGATTACGCCATCGCCTCGACTGCCGAGCAGCTTTTCATGCAGGAACATGCGGCCTCAATGAATAGCTTGATGGGTGCAGTAGATGATCTGTCTACCGCTACCAACGTTATCATGATGGCTACAAGCGTAGCAGAAGAGGCATCTGTAGCAGACACAAAGCCAGAACAGGTGGCTCTGCAAAACATGCTCGGCCAAGAAGAATACACCATCACGGCTGCTAAGGTTGATGCGTATAACGAATCACTCATGATGGTTGATAACTACGCGCAGCAAGCTGGTGCATTTATGGCGGCAGCAAATAATGACGATCTGACTGCTAGCATCGATGCGTACGCTTATCAGGGTCAGTTCATGGTGGGCAGCTACACAGCAATCAGTTACACACAAAGTATCGATGAATTTGTGATTACTTGGGATGACGCAGGATTCGGTACTGGTTGGCAAGGCTACTTGACGCAAGACTTCAAGTCTGTACAAGAGATGTACGACGCAGGTGAATACATCCTGCAGTACGGTGGCTATCCAACAGACGGTGAGTAATGAGTATCGGATTTAGTATTGGTGGTTTTGACGTAAAGGGCTGGATGATGGCGGTTGCTGTTCCGGTCCTTTCCGCAGTTTCAGGTGTTGTGTATTTTGGGTACGACACGCTGACACGTTTCATGGACACAGAAGAGTACGCACAGAACGCTACGCAGAGTGTAAAAGCATTAAACGTCAAGCTAGGTGAGTCAGTCGACACACTTGAGACAGCAGATGTCGAGATCAACTCTCGTATTCAAGCACTCGAGCAAGCAATTGCGGACAACGATGTTCGCGGCTTGAGTGAAAAGCTAGCAACGTTGTCTACCAGCATGCAGCAGCTTCTGGAACAGCAGAGAGTTTTATTAGACTTGCGTTCTGACGTTGATCGTGCTATAACTATTACCAACGGCATTGGTGATAAACTAGACACATACGATACAGAGATTAACGACATATGGACAGCATATGATTCTCTGGTTGATAACCCTCTAGGAAATTAGTATGGCTAAGTCGCCTAAACCTACCAATACAAAACTGTACAATAGCATCAAGGCTCAAGCTAAAAAGAAGTTTGACGTTTGGCCTTCTGCTTACGCTAGCTCTTGGCTAGTCAAAGAGTACAAGCGACGTGGTGGTAAGTATTCAGGCACCACTGCTAATAAAGTTTCTAAAGGAAAAAAGTAAGATGAAACGCTTTGTAGCCCTCGCGGCTGTAACCGTTGCTGCAACCGCTGCAGTAGCACAAGATCGAACGGTATCTCTGTCTCGCGTTGACGGTGTCGATACTGTAAGCGCTGGCGCAGGTTTGTCGTTCAGCAATGTAGACTTCAATGGCTCCGTGTCATGGAGTGACGCAGGCGACTGGTCTGCTACCATGTCAAACAGCCTAAGCCTGTACGGCTTTTCTGTTTCACCTTACGCTAGCTACTCTTGGGGTAACGACGCAGGTGATATCGTAGGTTGGGGTGAAGGTAACGAATGGGGTTCAATCTCTGTAGGCGGTGAAGCTGGTTATGCACCAGGTATCATCGGTGGTGAGTATTTCTTCCTCGGCGCTGGCTACGGTATCAGCGACTCGTTTGACTTCGAAGGCGGTAGCTACGGTGTAGGTTACGGTGTAGAGCTAGCACCCAATATTACGCTTGATGGCCGTATGACATGGGATTACGACAGCGAGTTTGAAATCGCTGAGCCTGTTGTAGGCGTATCACTCGGTTTGAGCTTCTAAGATGGCTAAGGGCGGTCTAGGTAAATGGCACGGCGAAAAGTGGGTCGATGTAAAGACCGGCAAGCCGTGCGGACGTAAATCTGCTAAAGGCAGTAAGCGTCCTTACCCTGCGTGCCGCCCTAAAGCTGTTGCAGGAAAGATAACAAAGAAAGAAGCCGCGAAGAAGACGGGGCCGAAGAGAGTTAAGTGGTCAACGACCGCATCAGGAAAGAAGAGATCATGAAGACATGTCCAGGTTGCCCTACCCCGGCTAAATGTAAAGCCGCAGGTAAGTGCTTAAAGTCAGCTAAGATGTACGGCGGCGGTATGGCTAAGAAAGGCTATGCTAAAGGCGGATACGCTAAGTGTGGTGCATCGAATCCTCCATCAAAGAAACGATAAGATTATGGCACACTGTAATACCAAAAAAGGTATGGCAAAAGGTGGTATGGCTAAAAAGTTTCCAGATCTGAACAAAGATGGTAAAGTCACCAAAGCTGATATCTTAAAAGGTCGCGGCGTAAAAGGCTTTAACAAAGGCGGTTACGCTAAGTGCGGCGCATCTAATCCACCATCAAAGAAACGATAATATGTTTTACGATAAGTACAAAAAAGAGATCGAAGCAGCCGGTTATACTTTGACTGACGGTCAGGTATACGATCACATGGGCAATCAGTGTGCCGGTGAAGATCGCTTCGGTCAGGCTTGGAGTAAAGACGTTAATCTCGACGCTATGATTGCTGAGATTGAATCTAAGCCTAAGAAGAAGGTCGCCAAGAAGGTTCGCGCACGTGATGCGAAGGGTAAGCTAAAAGCTGATGATCCTAGCACACCTGACGTGAACGAAGCTTGGACTACCGTTGAGGTCGATGAGTAATGGCATTCGCAGGGGTAGCTAATTACGTAACGAAGTCGATTGACGTTAGCTCTACTAGCTCGTCAAACCCTGACGATGTGTACGTATGCCCGAACAATTTTGTAGCTCTCCTGCGTTTCATTCACATCTCTAACGGCGACGCTCAAAAGAAGATTAGCTTGTACTGGTATCAGGCAGATACAGCTACACATCATTACATCGTCGATGAGTTTAAACCAGATGCTAACCAACTACATGAAGTTGTGCAGGGCGGTGGTTACTTAGCGTTGAAGCCTGGTGACAAGATCCAAGCGTTTAAAGAGTCTGGCGGTGACTTTCACATTACCGTCTCTGGTGAAGAACACTTCCAGCCTACGCTAGCTTAGCAAAAGTCTTTTGCATAACTAAGTCTATGAGCTATGCTTAAAATGCATATAACTATGGGTATCCACCAACCAAAGGAGATACTCATGGTGAAGTTTATCAAAGACTGGATTAAAGCTTCTTGGGAAGCATTTGAAGAACATCAACAGCGTCGCGCAGACTACATGGTTATGATGGCAATGCCCGACCGCGAACTACATGACTTAGGCATCAGCCGTTCTGAGATCCAAGGGAAGGTCTACGGCAAAAAGAAAAAGTGAGATTACCTGTTATGGCCCGTACACTTACTGAACGACAGCAGAAGTTTCTTGACGTTCTCTTTGATGAGGCCGCAGGTGATGTCGTGCTGGCTAAGAAGCTTGCAGGCTATTCAGAGTCCACTGCTACGTCTCATGTTGTGGACGCTCTGAAGGATGAGATTGCTGATCGCACTCGTTCTTTCTTTGCTCGTACTGCACCGAAGGCGGCATTCTCAATGGCTAACGCGATCAATGATCCGACAGAGCTAGGCATCAAAGAAAAGATGGTAGCAGCTAAGGATCTGTTGGATCGCGCTGGTTTGGGTAAAGTCGAGAAAGTAGATGTTACCTCTGGTGGTGGCATCTTCTACTTACCTGCTAAAGAAGGTACTAACGAATAATACCACAACGTGATTTGGGCTTTTGGGAATTACCGAAGCCTCCAAAAGGCCATGACAAACAGTGGCACGAGATTGTAAGGTTGAACTCTAAAGTACCGTTTGGGTACGAAGTACATCCTGAAAATGATCGACGTCTCGTGCCGATTGAGAGCGAGCTAGAGGCTTTAGAACTTGCTAAAAGACACCTAAAGCAGTATAGTCATCGGGCAGTAGCGCAATGGTTAACTAGAGAAACCGGGCGCTACATTTCTCATATGGGCCTGAAGAAAAGAGTCGAAATTGAGCAACGACGTAAAAAAGCAGCTACAATTAAACGCAAGCTTGCCAAGTGGCTCGAAGAAACCCTTGCGGAAATCGAAAAGCTCGAAAACGAAGGTGTCGGAGCCTACGCCGGTATCGGCACAGAAGGACTCTCCAAAGATTAAGACTGTACCTGCTGAACCTGTTGCAGCAGAGTTCGATGTCGAAGAAGCACAGGATATTGTCTTTAAGCCTAACGCGGGGCCGCAGACATATTTCCTAAGTTCATCAGAACGTGAAGTACTTTATGGTGGTGCAGCAGGTGGTGGTAAGTCCTACGCTATGTTGGCAGATCCACTACACGGGTTGAACGATCCTAACTTCAGCGGACTACTCGTACGTCACACCACTGAAGAACTCCGTGAACTTATCCAGAAAAGCCAAGAGTTATATCCGAAGGCTATTCCTGGTATCAAATGGTCAGAGCGTAAATCGCAGTGGACCTCACCCAAAGGTGGCAGACTATGGATGTCGTATCTAGATAAAGATACTGACGTTACTCGCTACCAGGGCCAGGCATTTAACTGGATTGGCTTTGACGAATTAACGCAGTGGCCTACCCCTTACGCATGGGATTATATGCGATCCCGTTTGCGTTCTGCTCAAGCGAAAGACCTGGGCCTATACATGCGAGCTACAACTAACCCAGGTGGTGCAGGCCATAGTTGGGTTAAAAAGATGTTCATTGATCCTGCCCCGGCCGGTAAAGCTTTTTGGGCAACGAATGTCGAAACTGGTGAGACTATTACATTCCCGAAGGGGCATAGTAGAGAAGGCGAGCCTCTGTTTAAGCGCCGGTTCATTCCGGCATCTTTGTTTGACAACCCTTACTTGGCTGAAGCAGGTGACTACGAAGCCATGCTGCTGTCGCTACCAGAGCACCAGCGCAAACAGCTACTAGAGGGTAACTGGGATATTAACGAAGGGGCAGCGTTCCCGGAATTTGACCGTAGCGTACATGTAGTACCTAAAGAAGACATACCTTCTAATTGGACTCGCTTTCGCGCATGTGACTACGGTTATGGTTCATACACTGGCGTATTATGGTTTGCGGTCGCGCCAGATGAACAACTGATTGTGTACCGCGAGATGTATGTTTCTAAAGTTACGGCTAGTGATCTAGCGGATCTGATATTGGAAGCAGAAGCAAACGATGGTACAATACGGTACGGTGTGCTGGATTCCTCCCTGTGGCACAACCGTGGTGACACGGGGCCGTCGTTGGCTGAACAGATGAACATGAAGGGTTGCAGATGGCGACCTTCAGATCGGTCACGAGGCTCCCGTGTTGCTGGTAAGAACGAGATACACAGGCGGTTGCAGGTAGACGAGTTTACCGAAAAACCACGGCTAGTGTTTATGGACAATTGTACTAACACGATTGCTCAGATACCTAGCATTCCTCTGGACAAGAGAAACCCGGAAGACGTTGATACCAACGCAGAAGATCACCTTTACGATGCGTTACGTTATGGCATCATGACACGACCACGCAGCAGCATATGGGACTATGACCCCGCAACACAGCGCACTGGCTTCCAAGCAAGTGACCCAGCATTCGGATATTGATAATGGATGAATTAGACGAAATGATGTTTGAGACAGATGAGGTCGTCGCTGCGGAAGAGGCAGACGATATCTTGTTTGCTGAGTCACGTATTGTCTCTTTTGTGTCGGAGCGCTTTAAGCGTGCAGAAGATGCTCGTTACGCTGACGAAGAGCGTTGGTTACGCGCCTATCGTAACTATCGAGGTTTGTACGGTTCTGATGTACAATTTACGGACGCCGAGAAGTCTCGCGTATTTGTAAAGGTTACTAAGACTAAGACCTTGGCTGCTTACGGTCAGATCGTTGACGTACTATTTGGTAACAACAAGTTTCCGCTCACTGTTAACCCTACGGTTCTGCCAGACGGTGTTGTAGAGGCAGCACACATCAACGTTGACCCGAATGCAGCTATGGCAGGTGATGCACTGAAAGCTGTCACTCGTGATGAAGCGTCTAAGCCTTACTTGATCGGCCCTGATACAGAGCTACGCCCTGGCGAAACGATGTCAGATCTGCGAGCGCGTCTAGGCCCGGTAGCAGACAAAGTAGATCCTGTAAGCGATAAGATTGTAGAAGGTCAAGGCACTACTGCCACTACTGTTACTTTCCATCCTGCAATGGTTGCAGCTAAGAAGATGGAGAAGAAGATCCATGACCAGCTAAATGAGTCAGGCGCGAACGTACACCTACGCAGCATGGCCTTTGAGATGGCTTTGTTGGGTACAGGTGCTATGAAAGGCCCGTTCGCTGTAGACAAAGAATATGCTAACTGGAACGAGATGGGCGAATATGATCCGCTCATCAAGACCGTACCTGAGTGTAGCCACGTAAGTTTGTGGGATCTATACCCTGATCCTGAAGCACGTTCGATGGACGAAGCTGAATACGTTGTCGAGCGTCACCGGATGTCGCGCACTCAGATGCGTGCTCTAAAAGGTCGTCCTTTCTTCCTAGATGAAGCTATCGAGAAGGTTATCTCTGTAGGCCCAGACTATGTACAGAAGTACTGGGAACAGACCATGGAAGACAACGATACTACGCCTAACTCAGAGCGCTTTGAAGTGTTAGAGTTTTGGGGTTACGTAGATCGTGACATTCTCGAAGAGCAAGGTGTAGAAGTTCCTGACGAGCTAGCTGATCTAGACGAACTTTCTTGTAACGTATGGGTGTCTGGCGGTGAAGTACTTCGCTTTGTGCTGAACCCATTCAAGCCTGCACGTATTCCGTACTACGCCGTTCCTTACGAGCACAACCCATACAGCTTCTTTGGCGTTGGCATCGCAGAGAACATGGATGACACCCAGACGTTGATGAATGGCTTTATGCGTATGGCTATCGACAACGCCGCATTGTCAGGGAACTTGATCGTTGAAGTGGACGAAACTAACCTCGTACCTGGACAAGACCTATCAATCTATCCAGGCAAGATATTTAGACGTCAAGGTGGCGCTCCTGGACAGGCTATCTTCGGTACTAAGTTTCCTAACGTTGCTAATGAAAATATGCAGCTCTTTGACAAGGCACGAGTACTCGCGGATGAAAGCACAGGGTTTCCTTCCTTTGCCCATGGTCAGACCGGCGTCTCTGGTGTTGGCCGGACTGCTTCTGGCATTTCTATGCTTATGTCTGCTGCTAACGGTAGCATTCGTACTGTCGTTAAGAACGTTGATGATTATCTTCTCCGTCCGCTAGGAAAGTCTTTCTTTGCATTTAACATGCAGTTTGACTTTGATACAGACATCCGTGGCGACTTGGAAGTACGTGCTGCAGGTACTGAAAGCTTGATGGCTAACGAAGTACGGTCGCAGCGTCTTATGCAATTCTTGCAGGTTGCACAGAACCCAGCCCTTGCACCTTTCGCTAAAATGGATTATATTATCCGCGAAATCGCTAAGAGTATGGACCTAGACCCCGATAAGGTCACGAACTCACTGCAAGATGCAGCTATTCAGGCAGAGATCCTGAAAGGGTTCCAAGCTCAACAACCTCAACCAGAACCTGGCATTGAAGGTCAAGGCGTCCAAGGCGTCCAAGATACTTCAGGTGGCGGCGGTGCTCAGATGGGTATCGGTACAGCACCTACACCAGGTGAGCAAGGATTTACCGGAAATGAGCAGCCTCAAGCTCCTGGTCAACAACAAGGCCCTTTGGGATAGCTTTAACGAGCACGTCGATGCCGAACTAAATCAGCTATACTCTCGTCTGAGCGTAGCTGATGAGGTTTTAGAACTTCATAGAATCCAGGGTGAGATCCGCGCCCTAAAGAGACTCAAATACCTACGGGAGAAAGTAAATGGACATGTCACCTGAGCGTATTGATCCAGTGTCGGGAAATAAAATCCCGCTTGGTGCAACCGCTGAGAACGTACGCGATGACATCCCTGCTCAGTTGAGTGAGGGTGAGTACGTAGTGCCTGCTGATGTGGTGAACTACTACGGCGTTAAGTTCTTTGAAGATCTGCGCTCAGATGCCAAAGAAGGTTATCAAGAGATGGCTGCTACCGGTCGCATTGGCGGTGAGCCTATTGATGATCAAGACTCTTTCCCATTTAGTTTGGAAGAACTCGCTGTCGAAGGTGAGTCTGAGTATAACTCGGGCGGCGTTGTACAGGCCAACGAAGGCATCTACGCTCGACGGGCAGGTATTTCTCTACCAAGCCGAGCACCCGTTGCACCTGCTGCACCTGTAGCCCCGGCACCTGTAACAACCTCTATCGAAGCTGCGGCTGAAGAGCGAGCAGGTACAGGAGGCCGACGACTAAGACCAAATATGTATGGCGGACATAGCGTTACTGCTCGGCGGTTTATCAACCCTCGGACAGGTCAGGTTGTGACCATGAAAGGCGTTAACATTCCCGGCTCTTTACGGCTCGGTGATATGGAACGTGATCCTGAAACGGGAAAGCTAACAGGGCAGTCATCAGGTCCAACTTTTCAGCCGATTGACCGCACAGGTCAGCCTTATCAAATCCCTTCTGATTTTATACCGCTGCAGGATTTACCCGAAGATAACCCTTACTATGAATCAAGTGGTGCGGAAGGTTACACACCTTACGGGTTCCGTGCAGGCTTTGCCGGTTTAGGTGAGTATGCACAGCGTCGCAAGTTTGATCCGTTTATGAGTCGTGATGCGGAAGGTGAGTTACAGGGTTCGGCCTCTGTGTTCCGTAACGATTATGCTGGTCGCCCGGATATGCAATTAGATCTTTTTGATCGCCGTAAGGGTTACCGAGAGATGGACCTGGAGGGCTTAGTCGATTCGTTTGACGAGCGTATGGCTACAGGTAAGTACGAAGGCCAAGCAGAAGGTCGTATTGGAATGTTCCAAGGTAACTTCGGTAACCTTGAAACTAATAAAATCCTACGTGCCGCAGAAGAAGACATTCTTAATATAGATAAAATGTTGCAGCAACCTGGGATTACACCTCAACAGGTTCAAGAACTGCGGTCTGCTCGTGCTCAGTATGCAGCGGAATTAACCCGTATGCAAAACATTCTGTACGACAAGGGTCTAGATCGTGATGCAGATGGTTTAGAAGACAGTTTCGTTGAGAAGTTCTCAGCAGGCACGGCTATGCCAGACAATGAAAACCTCGGCGTGTTGCGCGCTGGTGCTCAACTAGTTACAGGTTTCGGTGCTGATGACACGGCAGATGATCGCGTTAATCTTGCAGAACAAGGTCGGGCAGCACGGCAGACAGCAGCGGCAGCAGCCCCACGCATTCAAGGCTACGCAGCTCCTACGCCTACGTATGCAGATGATCCGATTAGTCAGCAGGTAAAGACACAATCACAAAGCCTCACGGCGCGGGGAGCACACCCCCTTGTGAATACCCCTGTTACAGGGGAGAGTGTGACGTATCAGCCTGGTGCTCGCTTCGCAGGACAGCCCGCTTCTGTTACGTCTAGGGATGCATATTTGAATGATCCGCGACTTTATCTTCGAGATCCGGCACGAGAAGGAAACCCGACATCTACACGTATAAATCCTGCAACAGGTGCTAGTACGACATATTCGCCAGGTGCAGGTTATACAGCACTCAGACAGGCAGAAGCGGCCGCACGTCAGTTGCGTGACTTGGGTTTAGGCGTTCCTAAGCGTTTACCAGACACGCCCGATATTCGAGTCCAGCCTATGGCTGATCCTAACAGCCCAGAAGCATTTATGCAGCAGCGTATGCGAGGCTTCAACGAAGGTGGTCAGGTACGTGGTTACCAGTATGGCGGTATGCCTCAGCGTACTCCAGATGTAGATCTGTCAGAGCTACCTAATCTTAATCCGCGTACCGTAGTTAGTGACGGCTCTTCCGTTGCAGAGGCTGCTGAAAACCGTGCTAACTTAGCTAACTTCTTCCGTAACCTACCCGGCAATGTAGCTAGTGCAGCATCTGATGCAGCATCTAGTGTGTCTGATGCAGCAGCTTACGCAGCAGATCCTTCTAACTATATCCCTAATGCAGAACAGCGAGCAGCAAACAGAGCAGCTAATGAAGCCGCTGCTGCTGAGCGCCGCGCCGTTAATCAAAACCTGGCTAACAGCGCAGGTGAACTGGCAGATTTCGCATCCAATGCAGCTTCTTTTACTGGCGCACGATTGTCGGGGCTTTCTCAAGTACCAGGCACAATGGCGGCAAATGCAGCGACGCTTTACCACCGTATGGAAGGTGGCGCAGAACGTAATGCATATGATGCAGGCTATCAAGCTGGTTATAAAGCAGGTCTTAGTGCTTCTGGTAAAATGTCTAGTCAGCCTGGTGGACGCGGTGCAGCACCTGTTGAGTCAGGCACGTATGGTCGTGGCACCGTTGCTGGACCTACGGCTGAGCAGATCCAGTACTCGCCTTTGAGTTCTTACACTTTGCGTTCAGCAAATGCTGCTCGTTTAAGTGACACATCGGCTAACCTGACAGGTGCAGCAGCTACACGTGGAGCAGCACCAGTTGCTACAGGGACGTATGGACGCGGTACGGTAGCAGGCCCAACGGCAGCACAGCTACGTAGTGCTCGTGATCCAATGCCATCGCAGCCTGCATCACCTATGAATAACGATCCGATCCCTTCACAGCCTGGTGTAGCACCGTTTATGGATCCGATCCCGTCACAGCCGGGTGTTGCGCCTAAGCGTTATGCTGATCCAATCCCTGGCGCACCAGATTTGGTTCCGACACCGCAGAGTTACTTGAGTGGACTAAGCGCTCCTCTGGAAGATTTCCCGTCAGAGACGTTTAGCCTCAAGCAGCGTAGCCCTGCAGATGCTCCGCCACGTGTTCAAACACAGACTGCGCCAGTTCAAATGCAGACGGAGCAGGGACGGCAGTCAGTACAGGATCGTATCGCTGAGTTGAAAGCTCAGCTTGGATTGACGGACACTAGCACTGCAGCACCCGCATCTAATGCTCTTGATAGAGCCAATAGTCAGCTAGATCTATTCCTTGGAGGAAACTAATAAATGAAGCGCGGTTATCAAGAAGGCGGAATGCCACAGCGTACCCTTTTCCCGGATTTGCCTGACGAGGAATACAACCAGTTAATCGGCTCACTTGGCGGGAATTACGAAATTGATCCAGAACTAGGCGCCAGGGTAGATGCGTACCTTGCGAATATGCCAACGCTGCAGCAGCGACTTGCAGCAGAGGACGCTGCGCTCGAAGCCAAGATGGAGACGGGGCGCATTGCACACGAGCAGCGAATGGCTGAAATCGAGGCGGAACTTCAAGCGTCAAAAGAACAACGTCGACGTGAAGATGCGTTACTAGCCGAGCTAAGAGCAAACCCTTATCAACCAACACCGCCTATTGTTACACCTGAAGAGTCAGCAGCAATAGATGCAAACATCTTAGCACGTCAACAACAGATTGAAGATAGTAGAGCGCAACAAGAACTAGCTGAGCTAGAGTATTTGCTAAAGGTTCAACAAGGGCAGCAAGTAGACAACGCCATTGAAGGTCTACGAATGGCAGATTCTGCGCTGCCTCTAGCCGAAGGTTTAGCGGGGTTAGATCCTTCAGAAGTACCTGCTAGTACAGATAGTTCAGGTTTAGTAGACCCTACTTCGACTAATACTGCTGCTCAGAATCGTCGGTTAGAAAACGCGATTAAGCAACAGAGTAATTTCGACTCTAATGTGCTCAATCGCGCAATATCTGATATAAACATTGCAGATGTTGCCGACCCAGGCTTGATGTCTCCTGATGAGGTCGAGCGTTTAGACGATGATATTACCGCCAAGTATGAATCTCAGCAGCAGCAGCTTCAAGAACTGGATAAGGAAGCACTTCAGATAAAGAGTGACACGGAAAGTTTAGCTTTAGCTGTTAAAGAGTTCTCACAAAACACTACCGCGTATGCTGACTTTAGAGATCAAGTAAATCAAGTACAGCAGGAACTTGCTCAATTTGATGAAGACACTGATTCTTATGTTAATCGCTTTGCCAATCTAGAAGAAGACCTTCAACGCCAGCTAAACAGTCTTAGTAACGAGGCTACCGTAGCTTCTAACCCGTCTGCAGGGACTGTAAACACAGAGGAAGAGCAGCTTGCTCTAGCTGAGAGTTTTGGCATTGACAGGGCTGCTCTGGTAGAAGCTCAACGTCAGAAGATCCTTAGAGAGGGTGTAGTAGAGCCTGTTCTATCTTCTGAGATGCGGCATCTTCTCTTTACTATGGAACTAGAGAGAGCATACGCACAAAAAACACTAGAAGCGATGGGTCCAATAGGAGAAGGGCGCTCTGAGTACCCTACCTATTTCAAGGGCGAAATCAAGCAGACTAACACGGATTTTACTACCGATAGAGATAATCTACTAGATCTTCACCTAGCTCGTCGCGAGCGTCTTAACGCTATTGAAAAGCCAGACTTCTCGAACTTAGCAGATGTGCAAGCCTACAGTGAGTTGGTTCGCAAAGAGATCATCAACATTGACGATGTACTGGCTTTGTCACAGCGTGCACGTCAAGCAATGCAGAAAAGCATCTATGAAGGTCGCGTTAGTTACGAAGACGTACTGGCGGCGCTTGAACTTCGGAAAATCGCAGATCGAGGTGTCCGTAGAGAGGTTACCAGCGAGGGCTTTACTTATACCGTACAGGGTGATGTTGTAGGCGAGGGTACTGTAGCTGGTGGCCTAGAACCAGTAGATCCTACATCGCCTTTGTACCAGACCGAAGGTAACGTAATCTCATCTAATTTAGCACGTGGTAGAACTGATTTCTCTAGAAGAAGTGTAGGTCTAGGCTTGGGTAGCTCAAGAAAATCTCGTCGGTTCTATAATGAAGAAGGTATCCCCTTCGGACACACTAATGCTTCTGCTGTAGATTACGTCTCGGATGATGATACGTCAGGTTCAAGATTACCAGATGAGCAACGCACCGTTGGTGGAGGAACAACTGTCATTAATCCTGATGGTGTATCTCGGGAAGAGTACGACGCTGTAATGGAAGCCCTAAGTCGGACACCTCTGGGTGTCTTCAGCACAGCCGGTCTAAATGATTTCTTGCGGTTTGCGCAATTGGCTCCATCCGACAGTGCCGCAGGTCAGCTATACGCTGAGCGTACACAAAAAGGTTTCGAAGGCGGTACCAATAGAGGTCTAGCCGTAGCACAGGAAGCAGGTATGCAAATGAACGCAGGTGGCTATGCATCTACAGGTCTGATGTATTACGACAATGAAGCGGACAACTTAGAGCGCTACCGTCAAATGTCTAATGCGGAGCTAGACGCAGAGCTAGGTCGTATTCGCATGGAAAGCCCTGCTAATCGAGGTTTGCTCACCAATTTGATTATGAGTGTTTTAGGTGAACGTCGTGCTCAAGAGCGTCGTGACACAGTCGGTCCGCAACAAAGCACCGGCCTTATGGGTTATGACGAGGGCGGTTATGCACGCTTGCCATACGTCAACCTAGACGCGTACGCTGACAGGGTGCTGGAGAATGAGCGGACCCGCGCTCGGAATGCTGAAATTCTAGCTAACTATAATGAGTACAACCAGCCTATTGCTATGGCTTCAACGCCAGAGCAAAGAGCAACAGCGGGTTCGTTAGTAGCAGATTTCTTACCGGTTGTAGGTGGTATCAAAGGTTTTAGTGATGCCGCCGGAGTAGCTGCAGATCCGAATGCAACATTGGGTCAAGTTGCTACAGCACTTGGCTTAGCTTCTATCGGTCTTTTGCCAGGTGGGCGCCCTGCAACGCGTGCAGCCGATGCTGTTCGAAGCAGGCTCGATGATGTAATGGACCCGACAAGTGATGCTGGTTCGGCATACCTTGAGAGACAGACCAATCCAACAATGGCTGAACGCATCCAAAACCAGCAAGCAGCGGATGCACGGGGTGTGGGTGGGGATAATTTTTACCTCTACCCTGAGAACTATCCAGGGCGGTTGCCAAGTCAGTCTTATGGATTGCGCCCTAGCTCTAGAGATACTTTCCCGTATAGCACCAATCCTTCTGTAAACGCTCCGGCGGACAATGCTCCCGCACCATACTTCCAGGGCTTCTCAGGTGAAAAACCGTCGCTTAGCGCACCTACAAGAGCTATGCCTCCAGCGCCAGACACACTGTACTTATTACGAGAGCAGATGCAGTATGCAGGTACTGAACGGGGCGCGGCAGCACGAAAGGCATATGACGAATATTACGATCAGGTCGAAGCGTCCATACAGCAAAGTTATAACCCAGCCCGGGCATATAATGAGTGGCTATCTCAGCATTTAGATGCGCTAAAGACAGTTCCTATGGAAGAGGCTGAATACCGTAGGTTAGTACAGGATGCATATGACATTGAGTTGTTCGGCCAACCTGTGACGAACCGTCCTATGTCTAACGCACCTCGGACAACTGTTACACTCAATCAAGACGGTGTTCCTATCAAAGTAGAAACTAGCCCTGTTTCTACGCCTACAGAAAGCCCTGTATTAGGCGGAGGTCTTATGGAAAACACAGAAGCTTCGCGTAGCTCAACCCCTTCGATAAGCTCTCTACGCGGCACGATGGGTGATCGTGAACGCATGAACGAAGAGTTAAGGGAGGCTGTTGCTGCTCTTGAGGCTCTAGACGAGCCAAGCTCTGATATTGTTGATGCTGTCAAAGATACAACTAATATGATTCAAGAGGCTGACGGTTTGTTGGCTCGAACACCTGGCGGTCCATCAGCGTCAAGTCTAGGCTACGGTGGGTTTAGTATTAATAACCTAGAAGATTTGACAGATCAGTGGTCACGTGCTAATATCTCTGAGAGTGAATACCGCCGAGCACTACAACAAATGGGTGTCAGAATTGGCGGTCTAAAAGGTAATACCGACCTCGATCCCGGCGCTTTAATATTTGAATTACCTGACGGTACAAAAGTACGCGGCATCGACAATATCTAACAGTTTCACCGGCCCCTTCGGGGGCCATCCACCCCAAGGCTACCCGGCAAGACCGGCCCCTGAACTAATAGGCATATAATGGCTGAAATTAAAGTAGACTCATTTTCGCACAATCGCAACCTACAGAAGATCCAGAAAGAAGAGGAAGAGCTGGCAGCGCTCTTACGTGGAGATGAGATCGACCAAGAAGAAGAACCGGAAGCAGAGGAATCCAGTAGCGATGTCGTTGCGGAGTCCGAACCTGCGGATGAAGGTAATACCGAACAAGAAGAAACGCCTCAAGCCGAAGCACAAGAAGATGATGCTGGACTGAGCGCTGAAGAAGCAAACTTTAAGAAGCGCTACGGTGATCTACGTCGCCATCAGCAAGCTAAAGAAGCTGAGTACAAACAGCGTTTAGCTGCTCTTGAAGAACAACTCAAAAAGGGTAACGTTGTTAACCCGAACGCTAGTCGTGAACAGATTCAAGCTTGGGCACAAGCAAACCCACAAGCTGAGCAAGTTATTCGCACACTAGCAGATGAACAAGCAAATGCTAAGCTGAAGGAAGTAGAGAGCCGTTTAGCATTTGTAGAAAAGCAGGAGAAAGCAGCGAAGCGTAAGAGCGCTGAAGCTAAGCTTATGGAACTGCACCCTGACTTCCAAGAAATCCGTAAGGACGATGCTTTCCATGTCTGGGCTAAAGAACAGCCCGAAGTAATGCAAGCAGCGCTGTACAATGACCCTGACGATGTAAAAGGTGTGGCACGTGTGCTAGATCTGTACAAAGCAGATAAGGGTATTAAGAGTAAGCGCAAAGCTTCTGCAGATGTAGATGCAGCAAAGTCCGTACGTTCTCGTTCTCGCCCGACACCAGAGGCAGACGAGGCTAAAAGTTTCCTGTCCGAATCAGCAGTACAGAATATGTCTGCTAAGGAGTTTGAAGAGCGCTACGACGAGATTGAAACCGCTCGGAAAACAGGAAAGTTCGTCTATGATTTAAGCCGTCCACGTCGATAAAGTATTGACATTCGGCTTTGCATAGATACAACTGTATACGCACTACCACAAAAAAGAACTACCCAATACAAGCGGCCCCTTTTTCTATGGACTACCCGCAAGCGATTGGCCTCTTTCCGTGATATTGTGTTATTGACAACAACGCCATATCTAGAAGGAAAAAGAAAATGGCAGCATTTGGTAAGGCGGCGAATTATACCAACCTTAATAACGGTAACTTTTCGTCAGTAATCTACTCAAAGCAAGCACAGATTGCTCTTCGCAAGAGCGCTGTTGCTAATGCAATCACCAACAGTGACTACTTCGGTGAGATCGCTAATCAGGGCGACACCGTACGTATCATGAAAGAGCCAGACATCACTGTCAACGCTCTGTTGCGTGGTACTTCAATCTCAACTCAAGATCTGGACGACAACGACTTCCAGTTGACCATCGACAAAGCAAACTACTTTGCATTCAAGATGGACGACATCGAAGAGCAGCAGTCTCACATCGACTTCATGAAGCTGGCATCTGATCGCGCTGCGTACAAGATGGCTGACTCTATGGACGCTGATGTACTGTCTTACTTGTCAGGTTACACCACCGCAGGTGCTAAGGCGACCACCGTTTCAGGTACCGCTTCACACCAGACCGCTGGCGATCTGACCGGTGAATTCTTGACTGCAAACCACCTGATGAAGGACGACTTTGGCAACATCACCACCTCTGGTGCTGACGGTACCCACTGTATTCCAGTAGCAGCACGTCTGCCAGGTGCAACCGCTCTGTCTACCTCAACCGCATCACCTTTGGCTATTATTGCTCGTATGGCTCGTAAGCTGGACGAAGCAAACGTAGACACTCGTGGTCGTTGGTTGGTTGTCGACCCAGTATTCATCGAACTGCTGAAGGACGAAGATTCTCGTCTGTTCAACGCAGACTTCGGTGGTTCAGGTCTGCAGAACGGCTTGTTGAGTGACAGCGTACACGGCTTCCGTTTGTACCAGTCAAACAACCTGCCAGCAAACGGCACGGGTGCTGGTACCACCGGTACTGCTAACCGTACTGACAACTTCGGTGTTATTGTTGCAGGTCATGACTCTGCAGTAGCTACCGCTGAACAGATCAGCAAGGTTGAAACCTACCGTGACCCAGACTCTTTCGCAGACATCGTACGTGGTATGCACCTGTACGGTCGTAAGATCCTGCGTCCTGAGTGCTTGGTTAGCGCGGCGTACAACGCAGCATAATCTGCTAAACGGTGGGGCTGGCTTCGTGCTGGCCCCATTGTACTTTGTTTAGAGGACGATTACGATGGCATATGATTTCTTGGGGTTGGTTAACGACATCAATCGTCGTCTCAACGAAGTAGAACTAACATCTAGCAATTTCAGCACAGCAAGCGGTTTTTATAGCTTCGCTAAAGATGCTGTGAACAGTGCTATTCAGCACATCAATCAGGAAGAGTTTGAATGGCCGTGGAACCACGCCGATAAGACTGAAACCCTGATGGCAGGCACTGTGCGTTATGCCTACCCAACAGACGCCAAGACGATTAACTTAAATACTTTCCGTCTTAGAAGCGCAATGCAGAACCCAGCACTGAGTATAGGTACTCGCCGTCTGAAGAATATCTCTTATGAAGAGTATTTAGATAAGTATGGTGATGCTGAGTTTGACAGCAGTGAAGATACCAGGGGTATACCAGAAGTAATTGCACGTACACCTAGCAGAGAGCTTATTTTATACCCATCACCCGATCAAGCATATCTGTTGACTTACGAGTATTACCAGACCGTAACACCTCTAGACGCAGCAACAGACACTCCCGCCCTTCCTAAGCAATACCGTCACGTTATCGTTGATGGTGCAATGTACTACGCTTACCTGTTCCGTGGCGATGCTCAGAACGCTAATATGGCTCTTGGCAAGTTCAACCAAGGACTGAAGAACCTGCGCAGTATCTATATCAATCGGACGGATTATATCCGTGATCGTCGGGTACACTTCTAATGGCGACACAGTGGCAGACTTTTCCATTCGAGTTTCGCGGCGGGTTGATCTCTAACCTGTCGCCGCTTCAGCATGGCACTAACGCCCCTGGTTCAGCTACCATCTTGCAAAACTTTGAAGTCGCTAAGACCGGTGGTTACGCAAAGATCAAAGGCTTTGCCAAGTTTAGCTCTACTGAAGTTCCTGGCACAGGTGAGGTTCTGGCAGTAAAGGTTATCTCGTCGGGCAAAGCTATTGTTGCTCGTAAAGTGGATTCTGCTGCTATTACTGCTGAAACGAACCTAGTCAGCGGCGACTTAAATAAGACTGCTTATTATGTCGGCACAGGTTCAAGCTGGACCCTGATGGATGACGGTGCAGGCTCGCCTACGTATGCTGTTAGTGGTTCGACTGGTGGTGGTAAAGTTCGGCACGTTGAGTATAACCTAGACGGCAACGATAAAGTACTGTTCGTTGATGGGACAAACTACCCAGCAATATATAGCACGTCAGGGGATGACTTTGAGTTCATGTCGTCTTCTAATACCACTGATGTTCAGGGTGCTGAGCACGTTGCTATTTTTAAGAACACTGCGTTCTTCGCTAAAGATAATAACATCTTCTTTACGGCACCGTTTACCGTAGATGACTTTAGCGCAGCCAATGGCGCTGGTACTTTAAATGTTGGTCATGATGTGACAGGCTTAGCTGTCTTCCGTGATCAGCTAATCATCTTTACGACAGACACCATTAAACGTTTAACTGGTAACACCTCCGCAGACTACCAGCTAGCGTCCATTACCGACCGGATCGGCTGCATCAATGGCGACACCATTCAGGAAGTGGGTGGTGATATTATGTACCTAGCGCCTGATGGTATTCGCTTGCTGAGCGCAACCGACCGTATTGGTGACTTTGGGTTGGATGTTACCTCCGATAGCATTAAAACTGATGCTGACGCACTGATCAACTCGACGACCAACTTCTGTTCACTGATCCTTCGGGAAAAAAGCCAGTACCGCTTGTTTGCGTTCATCAGCGGTCAACAGAAAAGCGTTGCTAAGGGCCTCATCGGGACGAAGTTTATTGCTCAGGGTGGTTCAGGTATTAACTGGTCAACGACCAAAGGTATCTGTGCAACTGTTGCGGATAGTCGTTACGAAGGTGACACTGAGACAGCTATGTTCGCCAATGGTGATGGCTACTTATATACCATGGAAACAGGTAGCTCGTTTGACGGTAGCAATATCGAGGCTACTTATGAGTCACCGTACATTCCTGTCACCGACCCTCAGACACGTAAAACTTTTTATAAGTTGACCATGTACATTGAGCCAACGAGCGGCTTTGATATGGATCTGCACCTGAAGCTAGACCTTGGCTCGCGTAACACTGTGCAACCTGCTGCTATCAATCTAAGTACATCCGGCGGCGGTCTAGCATATTATGGTACCGCAGTATACGGTACAGACTCGTATGGCGGCTCACTCGACAACGTTTACGTCAACAACGTTATCGGTTCAGGTAAAACAGTAGCACTTCGCATTGATGATCATTCAACTAACTCTACTTTCACTCTAGACACCGCGCTTCTAGAATTCAGTCAAAACGATAGGCAGTAAAATGGCAGGCTATACACGTCAAGATACCGCAGACAACATTGCTAACGGTAACGTTATTGATGCTACTGACTTGGACAACGAGTTCAACCAGGTACAGTCTGCTTTTAATTCCTCTACGGGTCACAAGCATGATGGCACCGCAGGTGAAGGCGCACCGATTGAAAAGATTGGCCCTTCGCAAGATGTGGTCGCTACGGCATCTACTCTTGAGCCTAAGACGACCAATACGGTAGACTTAGGTACGACTACTAAGCAGTATAAAGATCTGCACTTAGATGGTACAGCTAACATCGACAGCCTTGTGGCTGACACTGCTGACATCAACGGTGGTACGATTGATGGCGCTACCATCGGTGGTACTACTGCTGCTGCTATCACGGGTACAACGATTACGGGTACGTCTCTTGTCGGCCCTGTAACGGGTAACGTGACCGGCAATGTCACAGGTAATGTTACTGGCAACGTAACAGGTGATCTAACTGGCGCGGTAACTGGTAATGTTACCGGCGACCTAACTGGTGACGTAACCGGAGATGTGACCGGTAACTTGACGGGTAATGTCACTGGTAACGTGACAGGCAATGTTACAGGTAATGTAACGGGTACGACCTCTGACATCAGCAACCACGACACAGATGATCTTTCTGAAGGTACGACTAATCAGTATTACACTGATGCTCGCTCTCGTGGCGCTATCTCGGTAACGGGTACTGGCATTAGCTATGACTCTAGCACAGGTGTTATCACTGGATCAGCTTCTACTCCTGCTGACGCTACCGATACCACAAAAGGTATTGCATCGTTTGATGAGACTGACTTCACTGTAACCAGCGGTGACGTCACCATCAATGCAGAGCGTGTGCAAGACTTGGTCGGCGCCATGGTCACGGGTAACACTGAGACTGGCATTAGCGTAACGTATCAGGATGATGACGGCACGTTAGACTTCGTTGTTTCTGATGTTACTCTCGGCACGAACACCACAGGCGATTACGTTACGAGCCTGGTAGCAGGCACAGGTGTTACGCTCACTAACAACAGCGGTGAGAGCGCTACTCCGACGGTTGCTATCGGTCAGGCCGTTGGTACTACTGATAGCGTTACTTTTGCAGGCGTTACCGCCCCTCTGACAGGTAATGTCACGGGTAACGTAACCGGTAACGTAACGGGTGATGTCACGGGTAACGCTGACACAGCTACTACTCTCGAAACGGCTCGTACAATCGGTGGCGTATCGTTCGACGGTAGTGCTAATATTGATCTACCAGGTGTCAATACTTCAGGTACGCAAGACACCTCTGGTACTGCTACCAACGCTACTAACATCAACATCAGTGCGAACACTTCAACGGATACCACTGCGTACCCTGTGCTCGTTGGCGCATCTACCACGGGCAACCAAGCTCCGCTGATTGACAATGCAGACTTGTCATATAACGCTTCTACTGGTACACTTAGCGCTACCAAGTTCAGCGGTGACGGTAGTAGCTTGACTGGTATTGCTAGCGGTGGCTTGTTCTCTCCTGTTAGCGGTCGTAGCTGGGTAAGCGCTCAAGAGACTATAACTCCCGGCTCTTATGCGAGTCCTGCTTCTTATAGCATCACCGCTCCGTCAGATCAGGGTCTTTGGCTTCGGGGGATGTGGTGGTTTACGTCATGGGTTAACAATTTTACAGATAAAATCTATATAGACTGTACCCTCGATGGCGGCTGGGCAATGACGGATTTTGTCAACGGCGCAAGCACTACGCTTGAAAATGCTTTACGCCTTGATATGTCTGATAAAAGACCTTTCCCTGCTAGTACTGTATTCGGTGTATCCCGTCAAGACCTCAGTGGGTCTTTGTCCAGTGATTCGATGCAAGATGTCTTAAAACAAATTCAGGTTTCGGCACTAGGAACAGATACCGAAGTTTTCAAGATAGCCACAAATGATTCAGGTGTCTTTACTAGACCAGCGATTATCTTTGAAGCGTATCTAGAGCCTTCAGGACACCTGACGTTTCAAATCGGTCAAGATAGCAGTGCTATTACGGGTAACACCTCTGTTGGTTATTTAGGATTAGAGGTATAGCAAAATGTTTTACAAGTATAACACAACTTCTGGTCAAGTGCTGGGTATGAGTAATTCACAATCAGCCTTGCAAAATAACCTTCAATCCGGTGAAGCTATTGTCGAACAGGCTTCTGCAGTAGGCGGGTATATCTCTGATATGACTGTCACCAACGGCGTAGTGTCAGGGGACAATACCAACCGTCTTAGTGATCAAGTTCGCACTGAACGAGATAGGCTGCTAGCAGAAACAGATTGGTGGGCTTCGTCTGATCTTACTATGACTGCTGCTCAGACAACATACCGGCAAGACTTGCGTGACATCCCTAGTCAGTCAGGCTTTCCAAGCAACGTAACTTGGCCTACTAAGCCGTAAAAAAGGAATACATTAGATGGCTAAAAAGTTTGCAGGCTTTACTCCGGCGCAGCTAGATCGGATCTTTCCAGAGCTGCAAGGGTTACGCCCTCAAGATAAGCAGACGGTGTTGGACTCTGACCGTAGCATGCAAGACCGTTTGCGTGAGATGGAGATGGAAGCTCAGCGTCGTATCTCTGGTCGTGAGTTTGCTGAAGGCGGCTTAGCTGATGATGAGTATAAAGTGCCTAAAGCCGACCCAGAAGAGGGCTACCCTACTTTAACGGGTACAATGGGTCGTTCTGACACTATTACAGATACTTTGTTGAATGATTCGACGTCGGCAGTTACCACAGCAGATGTAGCTACAACGGAGATTACTGACAGTCAAGTCATTGACCCTACTACAGGTCAGGTCAAAACAGAAGATACGCCAGAGGCTACTACTACCGAAGCGGAAGCCGCTCCTGATGTAAAAGCTCCTGAAGAAAAGGCTGCTGCCAAAGTAGATGCTACTGAAGTTACTGAGACTGTAAAGTCTACGATGGACTCGCTTGAGGCTGTTACTGGTAAGGTAGGAGAAGAGGCTCTTGTTGCTGCTGCTGAAATGGACCCAGCGCAGTTAAGCGCTCTAGGCCTGACAGTAGAGCAGATTGAGGAAGCTCGTAAAGTTATTGCACCTGAGAAGCGCAAAGTTGAAGAAGGCGAGATGATCGACGGTTCTACCGTTGACATGGCTAAAGTAGAAAAGACTGTCAACTTTGAAGCAGCTACTGGTGCGCCATCTAGTGACGCTACTGTACAGGGCCAGCTTACAGGTTTGATGGAGCAGTTCGAAGGCAGTGAGCCTCCCGCATGGGCTGCAGGTGCTATGCGCGCTGCTGCAGCACGTATGGCCTCTCGTGGCTTGTCTGCGTCGTCTATGGCTGGTCAGGCTATCATTCAAGCAGCAATGGAATCTGCCTTACCTATCGCTGTACAGGACGCACAGACCAGCGCTGCATTTGAACGCCAGAACCTGAGCAATAAGCAACAGGCTGCTATGTTTGCCGCTGAGAAGCGTGCACAGTTTCTAAACCTGGAGTTTACGCAAGACTTCCAGGCTAAAGTACAGAACGCTGCACGCATCAGCGAAATCGCTAACATGAACTTCAGTGCTGAACAGCAGATCGCTCTAGAGAACGCTCGCCTGGCGCAGTCTGTTGACTTAGCTAATATGAACGCTGCTAATGCTAAGATTATGGCTGACGCTGCTGCTATGTCTCAGGTAGAGTTAACTAACCTGAACAACCGTCAGCAAGCACAAGTGCAGAATGCTAAGACTTTCTTGCAGATGGACATGGCTAACCTAAGCAATGAACAGCAAGCTGCTATGTTCAAAATGCAGTCTATTACACAGGCTTTGTTGAGCGATCAAGCAGCACAAAATGCTGCAGCACAGTTCAACGCAGCTAGTGAAAACCAAACCAATCAGTTCTTTGCTAACCTGGAAAACCAGGTAAGTATGTTCAATAACGAACAGAAGAACGCGATTGCACGCTTTAACGCTGGTGAAGAAAACGCTCTAAGCCGTTTCAACGCAGAAATGCGTAATCAGCGTGACATGTTTAACGCGCAGAACTCTTTGGTTATCGAACAAGCAAACACTGCGTGGGCGCAGAAAGTAGCTACTGCTGAAACTGCTGCTATTAACGAGCGTAACATGGAAGCTGCGCGTACAGCTAATGGGTTTACTCAGCTTGCTATGCAGTCTGTTCTACAGGAAACGCGTGACCTTATGTCTTGGGCTTGGCAGTCTGCTGAAAACGAAGCCGAACGCGCCAAGTCGATCTTAATCCAACAAATGGAGATTGACCGGGACACTGAAAAAGCTCGTGAAGCACGTTCTGCCTCTATGTTTAATATGTTAGGCGGTATGTTTGCGGACATCTTCAAGAAAAAAGTTCTAGGGCCAGCGGCTTAGTCTAAGTAAGGATTACACAAATGGTATCACCTATTAACGCATTCCGCTTGGCTGTAACTGCCGTAGGAAATGCATACAAAGCTGAGCAAGAGCAACAAGAACAGCCTGGTGAAGGATTGTTTCAAGCGCCTACTCGTCCTGATACTTTTGGCGACACATCAGTAGACCCTGTCGTGGCTATGTCTGATGAGTTAGATGCTGCGTATGGTGACGTAGAAGGGTACACATCTTTGCGCAATCAGCCTGAGCCAAAAGCCAGTGACGCTGATATCCGTGTATATAACCTATGGCGCCCAGGTGAGGTACCTGTACAAAACGCTGGTATTGCTCTGCGGAGTTTGGTGAGGCCTGGTTTAACTAGATCTATGTTAGGCCGTATGTCGCAGAACGTCATTAACGAAGGTGGTTTTGATCGCAACGATGATGGCGAAGGGTTCTTCGCAAACCTTCCCGGCAGCGCTGTCGGTGCAGCGACAGGTGCTTTAGGTGCGCTTGTTAACGCATTTATTCCTGCTGCAGGTGCACAAACAGAAGATGACAGGCTGACTGCTCACCTAGAACAGCAACCCGGTGTAGGGGTTGAGTTTGAAGACGCGGCAGAAGTTGCTGAGACACCTATATCTGAGGGCTTGATGTTACCGCCAGGTGCACGTCCTGAAGATGTTCCCGAACGGCCTAATCTCAATATTCCGTATCCAGAAAGCTTAGAAGTCACCGAAGCCAATCCCTCGGGTCTAACACGTGCTGCTTTGGGAGTTACTAACTTAGCAAGCCCTACGCAAGCAGACGGTCGTCGCGTAAGAGCTACCGTACGGCTGTTTAACTGGGGTGCGATTGGTCGTGTTCGACCATCTACTGTAGCTGGCGCCAATTATGAACGTGCTTTTGCAGGTCGTACCCTAAATAATATTGATCTGCCAGGACTGGATGGGTCTGAAGTAAACACACCTGCATTTGCCACTCCTGCAGACGGTGTCCGTTATTTCGGCTGGTGGTTACAATATAGAGGTCCAAAAACTATTCAGTCCATGGCTAACATGTACTACCCCACTAAGAGCACACAAAGTGCGGAAAAGAGAGCTGAAACCCTAGCAGGGCGTGCGGCATGGCTTAAAGCTGTTACCGAATATTCAGGCTTGCCCGGCAATACAGAAATTACACCTGATAACGTAGGTCAGATTGCTAAGGGTGTGTTTATGCGAGAAGCCGGTCCTAAGACTTTTACAGGCTTAGAACTCGATAAGTACCATGACTTCGGTCAATTGGTAGAAGAAGGCCGCGACATGTGGCGTCAAGCAGCGCGTGAGCTTAACGCAGAGGGTTCAGGTAGAGCAGAAACCATACGAGTTCAACAAGAAATCGGAGCTGTCGCTGATGGTGTATTTGGTCCTAATAGCCGTGCCGCTGCTCGTGAATACCTAGAAAACAACAATGTCACTATTCCTGAAGAGGCGACTGATGAAGAGTTGTCTAATCTTGTGGAAATGGTAGCCGCTCAATAAATGAAGAAACTTGCTTTTCTATGTATATTAGCTATAACTGTAAGCGGTTGTAGCTCTCTGGGTCTGCTCTCTAGCTTTGCTGGGGGCGGACCTTCTGTATCTGCTAGCGTACAAACGGGAGGCACTAGCAGTACTAATCAGGCTTTATCTCAAGTTGACAACAGTGCAACTTCTAATGTAGAATCCGGTCGTGATACAATCACCAACAACGAGACATCTGCTGTCGCTGCTTCAGGCAATGTAGACAGCATCTCTGTCATGAATACAGACATCCCGTTTTACGTTATTGTTCTTATCATATTAGGCTGGATATTACCGTCACCTGCGGAGATGTACCGTGAGTTCTTACGGATCATTACATTCGGTCGATACAAAGGTTAAAAGATCGACAATGGACATTCTATCCGTACAGAGCATTCTGCGTGATGCTATGCCTCTCATTGTGGCTGCGCTGGGTTCGGCTGGCTTGTGGGGCTATCTGTCTACCCGCATCAAGATTGCACACGACAAAGCCAAGCATGAAGCATCTGTCGTTGCAGAGTATTCACGTTCAGTTAAAGAACAGGTAGAATGTCTAGCAGCTAAGTTAGACCAGCTAACACACGACAAAGAACAGCTTCTGATGGAGATCGCAGACCTGCGTGCTGAACTCGCTGAAGCTAACGCCACTATTAAACACCTACAAGAACTGCTACGCGCACGATAGGATAGATCATGAAAGAATTAGAAGTACCTATTCCAGGGCAGTCATTAACGGACACCCCTCGTAACGCACCTTGGGAACGGCCACCAGAGTTCGTCGAAGTAGGTGACGTGCTTAATTATTACATTGAACGTATGTCTAACGACGATGCCATGGACGATATGGCTGCGTCCTTTGAAATGGGTGCCGATATCAACACCATCGTGCAAGGCATGATCAAGATGGGTACCATGAACGGTTTGCATACCTTGCAAGCTGGAATGTTAGCTGCCCCTAGCCTGGCCGCGTTTATTAAAGCTTCTATGGCGACATATGGTATTGACGCTAAAGAGTCACAGGTTTCTGATGACGAACTGAAAGAAGAGCGCGCTAACAATCGTATTCGTAATATGATTAAGGCACGTATGGATGTAGCTGGTGAAGAGATGCCAGACATGCGAGAAGAGGCTGCTCCTATGGAAGAGCCTATGCCTGAACAACCCGAATTGCCACTAGAAACTGCTGAGCCTTCTTTAGGCTTGATGGCACAGGAGTAAGAAAATGAGTTGGATGGCTTTTGTAGAAGGCTTTGCTCGACGCACCTCTGAAATCATTCGGGAGAGTGAGACAGAGGCTACAGATTACAAAGAAGAAATGCGTGAGATGGCGGAACGTAATCGTTCTAAAATTCAGGCTATGCAGGAATCAGTTAAACAGAACGAAGCTTTTGTTATACGTGCTCGTAACTTGGGTGCATCAGACGCGCAAATCTCTATGGCGCTAGATACTAGTCCTACGGCTTTGCGTGATATGGTCACTACTCTGACGGAGCTAAAGAATAACCCTGCTTCAGCAGGTAGCTATGGTCCAGAGATGATTGCTCGCACTTTTGTAGTGCCTGAAGATTACACCAACATCGATACTAATGTAAAAGCACGCTTTGGTGGTAACTTTGCTGTAGGTGATACCACAGCACCAGAAGGTGGTGGCTTCTTTCAGGATCTGTACGGTGTCAACGCTATGGGTACGGCTCGTGCAGAACTCGATCAGGAAATGCTCTCTGGTACAAACATGTCTATCTTCGACGCGGCTGGCTTAGGAGATTTTGACTTCTATAATACTTTGTCGCCAGGTACTGTTAGCTCTTTTGTAGAGCCACAGTTTATGGACGCAGAGCGTACCAATGTAGAGATGATGCGCTATCTACAGAAGTATAAGCAGATCGTTGAGTCTACTGAAGCACAGGTACAGGCTGCTTTTAATGATTGGCTGGCTAGAACTACTGGCGAGAGAGCGCGTGCAAACATTGAGCCGAACAGACCTGAGGAATCAGAGCAGCGTGAAATGATGGCTGAGCTTCGTAAGCAAGCAGAAGCTGCTCAGGATAAAATGATCGCTCAGCATTTTGCTACTGCTGCAGAAGGTGTATACGGTTACGACAGAGCTATGGGTCCGCAAGTAGCTGCTTCTGGTAACGACCGTTTAACTCAGTATGCAGCATCTTTGTTAGATCCTACGTTTGAAATGACATCGCAGATTGGTGTGTTTAACACGGATGGTTCGGACGATACGGGTGAATCAAACAACACAGGTGGCTCGAATAATACCGTCAGTCCGTCTGTTGACAGCGGTTTACCGTATCAAAACGCTGACGAAGCTTATGATCTAGCTGGAATTGTAGAAGTTTATCAGAACGGTCAGGTTGCTTTCCACGTAGATCCTATTACTGGTCGAGCGTACCGGCCTGGCTCACGTCAATACATCTCTAATGTAGACATACGGCAGATAACGAGCGCTGTGCCCGGGCTTCTAAGTCTTTCAGCAGACGGCACTGTACCTTACACGGGGCAGAACCTGAACGATATCGAAGACATTCAGCTAAATCAGAGTATTGAAAGCTTGAGTGGAGAAGTCACTAGTGCTATTGATGAAGCCTCTACACCTGAAGTAGTGGGTGCTGCTAGCCCTACTTCGAGTGCTAACCAAGAAGAAGTTGACTACATTAAAAATTATGTAGCTGAAATTCTTGAAGAGTTGCGACGTATGGACGAAGATCCTACGTTTATTGGTACTATCGGTGCTAATGCCGAAGGTAGCCGTGATGAAGCTAAAAGACGTTTAGAAGAAGCACTAACGTTGGCTCAAGAACGATTGGCAAGCCTGGTTACGGGTAGTAACTCTAGCCGCTAATTTAAGAGGTACACATAATGGACACTACCGATAATCAGGAACAGGCACTGCTTGATGCTTGGAATGCAAGTCAGCAACCTGTTGAACAGCCTGTTGAGAAGCCTTCTTACGCCGGGGAAGATGCGTTATTAGAAGCCTATCGGCGTAGTCAGTACAACAACGTTCCAGACCGGACAAGTGTCATGAACCAGGCTTTAGAGCCTAGTCGTGATGCCACGACACCTATCGTGAATAATCGTCCAGACAAGCTTAGCAAGCGTGACCTTCTGCTACCTGAAAATATGCGTGTCATCCGTCGTTATATGACTGACCGCTATGGTGCAGAAATGCTAGACCGGTACAAGACTGACCGCGAGTTAATGGAACGCTATGTAGACTCGTTACGTTTCTTCAACGGTAACGTTGTCGGCACTATCGGTGAAGCAACCTGGGTAGCAGATGCCAGTGAAGAAAGCAAAGCTGCTGCTGCAGATGCTTACGACTTGTTTGACCGTCTAGGTAACGTCTTTGTAGTTGATGGTGTGGGCGGTGCTCTTGATGGCGTAAAAGACTATGTCTTTGCTGCTGTTCGTGACCCTTCGTCTTGGCTTGGTTTGTTTACCGGCGGTGCTGCTAAAGCAGGTGTTCTCGGTTCTCAGCTTGCCACAAAAGAGGCGCTACGGCGTGCAGCTAGTGAAGCCGGTAAACGGTTCGCTGCTCAGGGCTTTAGTCAAGAAGCTCAAGAGGCTGCTGCTAGACGCGCTATGCAAAAAGCTCTTCAAGATATCGGTGAACGTCGTCTTACTTCTCAAAGTCGTGAACGTTTGTTCGGTATTGCTGCAGACAATATCCGTGACGGAATGGACAACATTAATCGGTATATCCCTAAAGACGGTTCTGCAGTCAAAGGTGCTATCGCTGATGTAGCGCGTCGGGGTTATATGGAAGGGCTAGAGCAACGCGGTGAACAAGCGTTCTTAGCACAGGTAGCTGCTCGTGGTGATCGTGCTGCATTTGGTGGTTCTCTCTTTGGTGACGCATTAGCTGCGTTCGGTCAGGATACCGCGATCCAGAGCACGATGATAGAAGTAGGTGCTCAAGAGAAGTACAGCGCTGCTCAAGCAGCCATTGGCACTTTCTTTGGTGGACTTCTTGCGCCTGGTATGAAGGTTGTCGGAGATGCCGCACAGAAACTGACTGGCCGTCAGAACCGTAAGCTGGCCGTGCAGCAGGGTAAGATTCAAACAGAGCTAGATGAACTACTCGAAACTGCGCTAACCAAAGATGAAACCAAAAAAGCTTACGATGAGTTTATCGGTGCTGCCAAATCCTGGAAGCAAAAAGTAGAAGACGGCATGGAGCTAGGTGATGGCAAGACTATCGGCGCACCTGCTAGCTTCTGGCGTGATGTACTGTTTGGAAATCAAGACGGTAGCATTAAGGGTGTTCTTTCTATCTACGCTGACAAAGGTTTGCGTCCGCCAACACAGCTTCGGGTGTCCGATCTGTTAGGCAACCTCATGCAAGACATGACAGACGATCAAGTCAACGCCATCTCGAACGAGCTAAAAGGTTTAGGCATTCAATTAGGTGACGGCACTCGTTTTAATCAACTCGTACTAGGTGATCTGTTCTCTGCTACCATGTCTCAGGCTGGTGCTACGCTTGGTCTTGCTGCGCAAGCTTCTAAGCGCCTAGACTTTGGTATGATCCGTGCAGCTAAGTCTATGGAAAACGAAGCCAAAGAGCTAGTCGCTGAAGCCGGTGGTGAAAAAGAAGTGTTTGCCTACGGTCAAAGCTTGTGGCGTCGTCTCTTGGTATCTAACCCTGCTACGTCGATGATCAACATCGCGGGTTTTGGTATGTACTTCGGCTCTCAGAGTATCGCTGAAGTGCTTACTATGACGCAGCTTTACGGTATGGGTGTGGTTAAAAATGCTCTTGGTGGTAACGGCCAAGATATGTTCCGTAGAGCAGGTCACTACCGTAATATGGTCGGTCAGAAGATGGCTAACCTTCTAGACCCTCACACCACCCGTCAGAACTTTGAAGTTCTCCTCGATGAGTTTGACGATGCTAAACAAATCCTGATTAACAACATTTCAGGTGGTATCGATATTGCAGCTACTAAGTACAACCTTGATCCTAATTCAGGTATCGTAAAAACTACAGAAGCAGTAGCTAACTTATCGGCTAAGGCCACACTTGTTATGGCCCAGGATGCTGTAACCAAGTCTCAGATGTTTATGGGTGAGCTAGATAAGCAAGTCCGTATGCGATACAATCGCACTCTTGACGATATCATGGCCTCCGGTGATCTCAAGTTGATCGACAATGACATGGTCAACAGCACCATGCAAGACACAATGAAGTCTGTATTCTCGAAGAACTACACTTTGAAAGGGGAAGCTCCTGCTGCTTTCCGCAGGATGGCGGAGCTAGTTGAGAACGTTTCTAACACACCGTTTATTGGTCAGGTTCTTCCTTTCGGACGTTTCTTCAATAACGTAATAGCTAGTATGTACCGGTTTGGTCCTGGCGGTCTTGCGGAAGGTATGGCCGGAATGATGCGTGATGGCATTACAAATAACCATCTGGAAGCATTTAACCGTGCAGCGTTTGCAGCAGGCTTCTTTGGTGCCGCTATGGAGTACGATAAGCAACGCAAAGACGACGGATTGGAGATGTTCCAGATCCGAGTAGGCGACACCATTATCGACGCTAAAAACAGCTTCCCACTCTCGTTGTTTTTGGTGGGTGGTCGCATGATGAATGACCTGAACGATGGTAAATCTATTAGCTCTAGTCAGTGGCTGGCTTTAGGTGAACAAGCTATGGTGGGTCAGCTAGCTAGTGACGTTGAATACGGCAACTCTCTACGTTCTTTCTATAACGTTATGGCTACGCAAGACGTAGATACGGGACGTAAATTTGCTATCGGCTCAGGCCGCGCTGTAGGCGGTTTCTTAGCTGGTTTCACTCGTCCATTTGACGTACTAAACAAAACCATTGGTGCTGTTACGGGTACCGACTACGCTAAAGATCCACGGTTAGCTACAGGCTTTACTAACTCGACTATAATGGCAGGAACTCGCTACATCGATAACATTGCAGAAGGCCTCGACAAACTTGTTGATCAAGTAACTCCTGGTCAGATTGAAGGTATCACAGGAGAACGTCTACGTACTAGTACACGCAGCGGTTCTTTGCGAACGCCTAACTTTGGTCTAGCTCTGCTAGGTATTAAAGAGCTACCAAACCGTACTATAGCCGAGTCAGTATTGGACTCTGTGGATATGCCTCGTTATATGCAAAACATACGTTCGGCTAACCCACAGTATGACCGACTAGCTAATATCTATTTGGCAGGGCTACTAGAAGAACGTTTAAAAGTATTGCAGCAAAGCCCACGGTTCCATCGCTTAAACCCAAAAGAGCAACGACGCGAAATCAAAGGCCAAATCCGGGATGCTAAAGAAGAGATGCGCGACCTGATGGGTCGACCGGGATATACTCCTGACAACATCTTCTTGGAGTATGAACGTAAAAAGGCTATGGAAAAACCAAAAGATCAGAGAGAGTTTGCTCTTGAGATTATGAGTTCTAGTGGTTCTGTTCCTCCTATCTCTGAAATGTCGTTACCTGAGTTGGAGCAATTTAACTTCTTCATCTCTAACTATGATGAAATCATGTCATACAGGTAAAAAAGAAGGGCGCCGATTGAGCGCCCTTTTTAGTTTAGTAGGAGAGAAAAGATACCTATCGTATGCCGAAGTTCTTAGCTGACTCTTCGGCCCACAAGACTGCTTCTTGCATACATTCACGAGCCTTGTCAAGCTCTTTCGATGAATAAAGACGATCTTCCATATAGCGCTGAAGTTTCCATGACTCATTGCGCAGATGCGTTTCAAAGCTCTGCTGCTTGTGTTGCATGTAAGCTTTAGCGTCTTTTTCTATATTCATAGACCTTCTTTCATGAAGACCTTTACCCAGTCAGCACAGATGTCAGACCTTACGATGTCGTCCACTCCGAACTCAATGATGGGTACAGGTAGCATGTACTTCTTAGCCAAGTGAATGATCTTGGTTAGACCGTCTGCTTCTTTCAGGTCTGACTGTTGAACATCACCATTCAGCACAATTGTACTACCTTCACCGACGCGAGTCAATAACATCTTTAACTCGTGAGTTGTAATGTTCTGCGTCTCATCGACCAGTATAATAGCATTGTCAAAACTCCGGCCACGCATTAACGCCAGCGGAGCCATTTCAATATTACCATTCTTGATAGCCGTATCGACAGTTCCTTTAGTGAGATGCTTCTCCAGGACGTCCAGGACGGGCAGTGCCCAGGGGTAAGTCTTTTCCTGTAGTGACCCAGGCAGAAATCCTAAGTCCTTTCCTACGGCAACGTGAGGGCGTGTGATGACTATCTTGTCTACACGCTTCGTGGTGTACTCATCAGCAGCATATGTAGCCGTGACATATGTTTTGCCAGTACCCGCCGGTCCAAGCACAAACACTTGGCTCGACTCATTCATGGCTTCCCACAAATGTTTTTGATTCTCTGTATGCGGCACGAAGCCCGACGTTTGCCGGGCCTCTGCACCTTTATAGGAAGTTTTGCGCTTAGTGCTACGCTTCCTGGGGGTAGTGTCGTAGTAGTCGTGTGGATCAATGTCCATTATCGAACCGTTCCTTTAGTTCGTTATAGCCGCCGATGTACTCACCTTCCTCTGTCCAGATCTGTGGCACCGTTTTGATGCCACATCTCTTGAACAAATCTCTTACCCATAGCTCTTGATCGATGCCAAAGTAAGTGAAGGTTGAGTTACTTTCTTTGATTAGCTCCTTGGCCATATCACAGTAGATACAGCCAATGTTGCCAACAACTACATATTTCATGTCAGATCCACAATCTCGCAAGAACCAGATGCACAAGCTAGGGTTTGCATACCGCTAGTATTGTCTTCTTGTTCATACTGAGAAAGCTCAGACCAGTCAATGCGGTCAGGCATCTTTTCTACCAACTCATTGTAGGTCTGCACATCGCAGTCCTGGTAAGGTGCTTGCTGGTAGGTGTGATCTGAGTGCGGCAGGAATGATACGCCTGACATCTCATCGAAGTTCTTGTACACGAATGCACCAACCTCTAGCCACTCTTCCTCACGTACGCTAATGGTAACGCTCGGCTTGTGTTCACACCAGTGACGCTGGTACTCTAGCCACATTTCTAGCTGCTCAATAGCGGTCATGTCGTTACGAGTAACTGACTTACCTGGCGCCTTCTGAGGGAAGCTGAAGACAGTAGTTGTTTCAGGCTTCATAACACAAGGCTCATTCGGGATGCCTTTGTCCTTCATGAACTGCGTCAGCGGGTCTTTGTTGTCGCCTCTTACTGTCCTGATGTAGTAGTCAGAGTGGCGAGCATGAATGCCGCTAGCACTATCCACGAGCTGACTAACTGTACCAGACGGTTTGACGCAAGTAATTGCAGCAGAGGCAGGAATGTCCAGCCGAGTACTCCAAAGGCGATTAGTGTTAACAGCAATGTCTCTAAGATGTTCAAGGGTCTTATCCAGTCCTTTATTCTTCGTGGTCATCAGAGAGTTATCCATGATGCCAGTAAGAGATACGCCTAACAAACGCTCTGCCTCAGTGTTCTCTTTCCAGACCTTACGTAGGTACGGGAAGTCCGTATACATAGACTGAATAGTACCAAGGATCGTGGCTAGCTCTACCTTGCGCTCCAAGTCTTCAACGCTATCTGAGTTACGTACTACGCACTCTGTTAGGTTACAGAACTGGTATGGCCGCAAGGTGATTTCACTACATGGATTAGTACCAAAGTCATAGTTAGGGTCACGACGTCCGTGTTTCTCAGCTTGCTTCTTTGATGCTTGACGATTGAAGATACCACGCTCACCAGACTTAGACTCTACTAGAGCTAACCATTCACGCATGAACGTTTCCATGTCTGGTTTCTCTGAGTAACATACAGAGTTGTTAGCTAGTGCACGATGACCGGCAGTCTCCCACCACTGGCCGCTCTTAGCGTGGCGCATGCGGTCGTCTGACAGGTTCGACAGACTGATCATAGCTGAGCGACGTACGCCACCTACAACGACAATCTCACCAATCTTACACATCAAGTCATGGCACTCGATGCTGGTCAGCTTACGGCCTTTCGCATTCTTGAACATGTTAATTGCAAACTGGAATAGCTCGACCAACGGACCAGGGCCAGATGCACGACCTCCGAATGTCTTCAAGCGTGCGCCTGCGGGGCGTACATCATCAACGTTCCACTTCGGAATCTCACCCGCCCACAGCAATGCTAGTACCATGCGGAACGCTTTAGCCCAGCCTTCTTTGCTGTCGTGTACGTACACAACGCTCTCGCTGTCGAACATGTTCTCTGGCACTTCAGGTAGCTTGTTGATGAACTGACGCTCTACAGAGAAGCCTACGCCTGTTCCGCATAAGAGAATGTACATAGCCTCGTCGAAGCTTTTAGGATCGTCCACTGGCAGATATGAACAGTTGTAGCCTGCGGTGTTGTCACGCTCTAGCGCTGGACCGGCAGTCATCATGGCACGCATTGACGGCATGATCTCCAGATTGAGAATTGCATCTTCAATGTCTGCTACAATCTTCTCATCAGTCACAACAGGACGTACGATGTTGTCAATATAACGGACTACCGTATCAGTCCAGCTCTCCCGGCCTTTGCCATCGATATACTTGGCATAGCGCGACTGGTGAATAAATGCTTGGTAGTCTGTTGGTAGGATATTACTCATTCTTTCCCTCTACAAAAGATGTAAAATTTTGCGACCTTTGTGGTCTGTACTTACATGGGCATAAAAGCCTAGCTCAGATTTGGCTAGGCTCTTTAGCTCTTCTAACAGATGCTTCTTTCGAATGCGACTGCGGATGGTTTTAGCTGAGTTGAGACTAACATGTCCATATATAATGTCAGCACTCTCAACCAGCGCTATGAATTTCTTACGTGTATATCTATCGATTGTCACCGCTCCCCTGTAGTTTGCCTCTTTCCTGACGGTCACGTAGCTTGGCTAGGTTGTCATGCGCTACCTGTGCCATGTCTACATTCAAGTCTCGGCACAATGCTGCGATATACCACAACACGTCACCGATCTCTTTAGCAATAGCATCTCGGTCAAACTTGTCGTCACGCAAGATCTTCTTGACCTTATCCGCTACCTCACCGGCCTCACCAGCTAAGCCTAGCGCTGGGTACAACACAGCGTGCTCAGCTTTGTAGATAGCAGTGCGAGCGGCTTCTTTCTGATAGTATTGCATGTTCATTTACGATCTCTCCTTTACTTTAAGGTTAGCAATTTCTGTATCATCGATGTCGTACATAACATCTGTGATCATATCTTTAACGTCGTCTTCATGTTGCCATTCGGTTGACGAAAGTATCATGTTGTCCTCTTCTACCTTCAACATGAATGACACGTTAAACTTCTTCATAGATCCTCTTTAGGTTCAAAGATGGCTGCTGAATCCGTACGTACTTCAGCATCAGTTTTAATCACTACTCTCGCGCCGCAGGATAATAAAGGCTTATCGTTGCCTCCATAGATAACCTTCGACGGCCCTAGTATCTCTACCTCATTACAGTAAGTGTTTTTCTTACCTTCTTTGATTGAGATAACGTAGTAGTCTGTACCGTTCTTTTTGTTGGCACGTATTCTGTGCTGATTAACATGGATGTATTTAGTGGGCATCTTGGTTATCCTTTAATAGGTACGAGCCACTTCTTAATGCGCTCAATAACTGTCTTTCCGTCTCTCTTGTGCTTACTTTTGTGAGCAAAATCGTTGTCAAACCTAAGCGAAACTTCAGGAATGTCAACGAATACTAACTGAGCTAGTGGTGTACCGGCTGGAAGAGTTATGCTCTCGTTAATTGCTGGCGCTCTTATGTGTGTATTGATGTGTATCTCTAGATCATTACCTGGAGACAGTCTAACCATACCATGAATAGCTTGTACGTCTTTATACGATTCAGACCACCAACAAGGTAATATCATCAGAGTAACTTCTCTATTAACAGCAAACCAAAAAGGGTTGTAGAACTTAACAGACCTATACAACATGCCGTCGGGGAAGGGGTACTTACCAAACTGATTGCTAGGGTGGCAACCTGCTGCCGCACCTTCTGCAGACACCGCACTATATGTGTAATCCTGAGCAAGTCTGACCAGGAAGCCGTGCTTGAATAGGTTGATAAAAGAAGGACAATCTTTTGCTGTACCCCTATCGAAAGGTATATCACGAAACCACTGCGGTATGTGACGCTTCATTAGAGACGGGTGCATAAGATTGTCTACATCCTGCTCCTCTGCATACGTTACAACCTCGACGGGTATCACAAGATATCCTTACCCTCTAGCTGATTGATACGCATCTCTGCGTACCGCATCACCTTGCGTAGGTCAGTAATCTCTGACTCGTCCACATCCATGCCGTCATACAGCTTGTATCCCGCACGACATGCGTACTTGATGATGTTACCTGTATGAAACGGTAGCTCGTTGGTCATGCAGAAAGTGACTGGCTCAATGGCAAAACGTGCATAGTGGCTTGGTTGATTGATGATATCGCTCATGCGCTTCCTTTTGTTTCGCTATTAAATGACAGAGTATATACGTTACCGTCTTTGGTTATCTCTACAGGCTTCTCTTCCTGCGCTTCTGCTTCTGCATATTCATCAGGAAACAACCGGCGTAATACTTCTGCTTTATACAAATGGATGTCTTCGTCTAGATCCGTGTACTCAGAGCCTAACTCATGATAGGCTAACAAGGTAACTGCCTCATCTAGTGCTACAGCAAGTGCATCTTCGTCGCCTTCATCAGAGATAGCTAGAGTGCAAACCAGCGCACCGTCATACCCGGGTACGTCTCGGTCGAGGTCATACTTCAGAGAGATAACCACTTCATTTGGGGCTAATGTTTTCGGGTCCATGCTACGTCCTTTCGACAGTAAATCTTTTGGTCTTGGCTCTTGTGCCTGGCTCTTCTAGCCATTCTTCAGGAACCTCTTTGTCGGCCCACTTGAACCCATACTTGTCACACCAGTCGGAGTAACGGCTCTTTGCACCTTTGTATAACTTAGCACGAGCATTGCTGAAGACAAACCGAATGTCTAGCTCAGGATGCTGAGCCTGTATCTCTCGATGTTTGCGCCTATCCGCAGCACTGAAGATACCCTTCGTCTCAATAATAATACCGTTGTCTAACTCAAAGTCAGGCGTGTAAGTTCTGTATTTAAGATCACGCCATTCGATCTTCAGCGTCTCATATGCTAACGTCTTCTGGCGTTTCTTGAGGAAAGTAGCGACCACATGTTCTAGGCCGCTACGATATGTTCTAAGATGCTTCCGGGGCAAGACTAATGTACTCTACATCTGGAGGGTTACGGCTTTTGCTCACCTTAGAAGGCAGCACCTTGATGTCAGGCCAGCACTTATGTTTGAACGGACACCACTTACAATTGCTGTTGAGCACCATGTTGCCCGACGGTTTCTTGTAATACGTTTCTGGTTCAGGCTCAAAGCAGCGCTCGAAGGGTTCATCGTTTTCGATGTAGTCTACTAGCTCAACAATGTCCTGTACCACAGATGGTACATCTGGTGTAGCGTCCACGTACTTGAACTCGCCATTGGCTTTATTTACGACCCACCAGCCGCCGACGCCTTTGTTAGCTGCGGTAGCGTAGCCTACAAGCTGTGCCACATAGCCGAAGCTATCTGACTTAGCCAAGGTTTCATACGAGTCAAACTTGTTCTTGTACGACCAAGGTGATGCCGACTTAACGTCATCGATCTTGCCGTCCATTTCCATGTCGTACTCGCCTTTGATCTCTTGACCGTTAGGCAGCTTGAGAACAACACTAGCGTTGTCCTTAAAATCTACGCCTGAAGCCCGTAGCAATCCTTTGAACACAGCTTCGACAATATCGCCTAGCATCATGTTCATCAGAAAGTGTGGCGGCAGTGGTGTCTTATCTTCAGGGTCGTTCTTCTCGAACCATAACTGGCACTTTGGCTTACCGATGTTAGACATCCGTAATTTAAAGTCACCACGCGGTCCTGAGTTGAACTGCTTCTGAAGTGCGGCAGTGACATCAGAGGCGACCTGCTCGATCACCTCCTCTGCCATGCTCGCTTTGCCAGCCATAGCGTCTTGCAAATACATGAAGACTTTATGTTCGGCTGGGTGCATTACTCGTCCACTTCAACAAAGTCGTTGCTGTCGATAATGCTGTTCACTACCTTTGCATCTTCAGGGCTGATGCTTTTGTCGCTACGCTCGTGGTAAAGATCTAAGATACGCCCGTTAGCTGCTTCGATGCTATCCAGGAACATGTTCAACTTTTCGTTGTCACCTTCGTTGTCAGGGTTGAGTACTGTCTCACCCTTCATAGCTTCGATCTTGCCAAACTTAGCACCCTTAGGAATGCTATCTTCAACGCCACGCATTTTAATTTCTGCCATGATCGGCAATTGATTATTACGCGTAATGGCTCCAATAGCATCGTCTAAACTCTTGATGCTGTCTCGGTTCTTTACATCCATCACAAACGGGATCTTTGTAAAGTTGCTGCCTACGTTCGCTGGCTCACCCAGGGCATTGACAGGGTTGTCCAGCGTAAGCTCACCCATGTAGACTTTAACACGCTTAACAGTACGCATAAGCTGCTTGGTAGCTTCAGGAAGGGAGTTGAAGTCTTCGATATAGCCAGAGGGCCGACCGAGGTTAAACCCGCCTACGCTGTCTTGTAGATCTCCTTGTAGGTTTTGAGACATGACAGACTTTTCCATCTCGCCAGTCTCGCCATTCCAGCGCTGCCATTGCTGACGTACCATGAAGATACGAATAGTTGCTGATGTACTATAGACGACATCTTCACCATTTTGCACTTTGAATGCCCCGACAGGAACAACCTCTGTTTTGATCTGCTTACCGTTGAACTCAACTTCGCCCATAATAGGCTGGTGTACTTGAGTGATACGGTCAATCATCTTTGATGTCTTAGACTGCCCGCCTGATGGAGCAACGCCCATAAGCTCTGCCATTGACATGCCACGCTCTGCGGCAACGGTTAATTCTGTACTCATTTACATACCTTTCTTTTAAGTCGGACGCACAGTTATACTCTATACGTCCTTAGTGTCAAGCCAGTTTGGACCGATAGCGGCTTCTAGTAGCAGTGGTACATTCATCTCAATGTTGTACACTTTCTGTACCAGATCGTTCAGTCCAGTATTCAAGTCGTTCACGATGTCGAGCACTTGGTCTTTTTCATCCGGGTGAATATCGACCACAGTACTGTCGTGAACAGTGTTAACTAAGCAGCTTTGCATGTTGCTCAGCCGACGATGCATTTCATTTAACACAACTGGCACCACGTCACCAGTAGCAAAGCCCTGTACGGGATAATTCTTGATCATCGTGAAGTGTGATGGTGTGCCGTTTGACCGACGTCTCACATCCGGGAAGGCATACTGCCGCCCACTTACGTTAGTGATCTTGTTGAACCGTAGTGCTTCACTGCCTAGCTTCCGATGCCACGCAGCTATTCCTTCGTACTTTTCGACGAAGTGTGTGTAGTAGGCTTGCTCTGCCTTAGAGCGTCCATATCCAGTGGCTCCGAAGAGAGGGGCGAAGGTATGGGCTTTAGCTTCTTGCCTGCTCGTCTTTTGTCCGGCATCTGTGATGACCTTCGCCGTGTAGCTGTGGACGTCGAAACCTGTTGCGATCTCGTCCATTGCGGTCGTGTCTTGGGCCAGGAACGCTGCCGTCCTAAATTCGAGTTGGGCAAAGTCAGCCTCCATGATGTAGCCATTATCAAAACGCGACACAAACACGCGCTTCACTGGGAATGTACCACCGCGTGGCATGTTCTGCATGTTAGGATTGCGTCCAGAGAAGCGTCCCGTTGCAGTGATATGCTGCGTTAGCCCAACGTGAAGAAAGCTGTCAGGTTTAGTATAGCCATCGATACCGTCCACAAAAGCACTAAGATAACTGCTGACAGCAGAAAGACGCTTGAGGTCCGCAAGAAAGTCTCTAGCATCATCCATGCCGTTGTTTTGAGCAGTCGCCATGAGTGAATCGAGATTGTCTTTACCTGTGCCAAAACCATTAGCGCTAATCCATTTCTTACTTGGTGCCGTGAACCGCAGTCCGGCTATTTGTGATGTCTCTTTTAGCTGAAAACCACGAGTGTCGCAGTCTTTGCAGCGGTTAGGCCGGGCATATTTGGTGCCATCCTTCTTCAGCTTAAACACTTTGCCCACGCCTTCGCAGGTAGGACACGTAAAAGCCTTAGTTCGATAGATGGGTGAACTGTTAGCCTTGACGGCATCCTTGAACTCAGCAGGGGTATCAGTGAACTCGAACAGGTCAGCCCATTCTTTCTTGTTATGTATGCGTCTACTGAATACCACTTGAGACATTTGCTCAGGGCTGTTCAAGTTAATAGGCGTATCACCCATTAGCTCACGAACTTTACCCTGCAAACGGTGTTCAATCTCTGCACGCTCTTGCTCGAACTGCTCACGCACCCGGCTTAACTCGTCACGATCAACCTTGATGCCGTTCATGTACATACGCGTGAGCGTCTTGCACGTGTCGAACGTTACTTGCTTGACGGTTTTGAGCGATTTAGCGTCGTCCCTGGCATAGTCTGCTTCAACAGCCAGGAAAAGCTCTCGAGTCGTCTTGAGATCGTGTTCAAGATAGAAAGTGAGATCTTTAAGTGGAATCTCATTAGTGTTATAACCTTTTTTGAAGTACTCTTTAAGCGTATCGTCCTTTTGTACAGGCAGATTGCGTCGCTCAGCACATGCCGCTAGGGACAGTGGCTGCTTCTGACCGCGTAGCAACAGGTACTCAGCCAGCATCGTGTCGTACACTTCACCGTCATACTTGTAGCCACATTCCCACAACCACATGAGGTCGTGCTGTGCGTTGTGCATGATCAATAGTGTAGCCTGATCGAGCACAGCCTGGATGGTCTTACGGCCCATGCCACTGTTGTCTTGATACTCAACGTGATCCAAAGTAAATGTCGCCATCTCTTCTGGATCATCTACGTTGAGCAGACCTACCATTGTCAGCGTGTTACCAGGTTCGAACGGGTCGATGTGCTTACGCCCGTTGCGTTCACCTACGCTGTTCTCTACGTCCAGTACTAACCTCATGCTGAGTACAGCGACCGTGTACCATCCAATTCACAGTGGATGACGCCATGGTAGCCGCCTTTCAGTTTGTTCTTAGCGATATTCAAATGACGCTGGGTGTCTAGCTCCTCAGCACCTTCAACCACAGGGTTCTTGCTGATAAGAATCATCAGGTCCGCTTCAGCAGCTTTACCTGTCTTGCTACC